GGCGCCAGCGATCATTGCCGCGAGGCGATTGTTCTTAATCGCATCAAGCATGCCGCCAAATCCGCCGCGCCCGCCCTCATAATCGCCAACGGCCATAAACGCATCGGTCAGTTCGCCAGCCATGCTCTTGGCAAGATCCTGCCAAATGGCATCCCATAGATCCGAGAACTTCTCAAGCTCGCCCATGAACCCCTTGCCAAGAAGATCCGAGAATGTATTTTGTGTTACCTCGGCCCACTCGCTCGTGGGCCCCTCCATTCCGGACAGCCCCATCGTCCAATCCATCGACATGCCCTGAATGAACTCGTCAAGGGATTGCGCGACGGTCTCCACCGCGTCTTCCTGTGCGTGCAAATGGCGGATCAGTTGATCGGTGGCAAAGTAGAGTTGCTCGGCCTCAAATGTCGCCTGTTTGGTTTCGCTAATGAGTTTTTTGACTGCGTCTGCGGCGGCGTTGACGGCCAATGCCTCGCCGTCAATCGCGTCGGCATGATCGCGCGCGGCGTCTGATGCTTTTACGGTTACATCTGCCGCATCCTTTACCTCTGCGTTGTAAAGTGCGGCAACGCGCACCCATTGTCCAGTGGCCTCTGAGCCACCCTTGGTATCCCTTATGAATCGCTCAAATGCCATTCTCCACGCTTCGGTCTTGTCAACCGCTTCGGGGAATGATGCCAACAGCCCGTCAACGCTCATGCCGGCATCTTTGACGGCCCGCTGGAACGCGCCAATCGCCCGCGCTGATGGCCCCTCAAGCTTTCTATTCCAGGTATCAAACCATTCCGCAAGACCGAGTCCAACAATCGCCGCAAGTGCCGCGTGCAGTCCCCACGCGGCAGTCCCGGTAAGAACCATCTCCTTCCGCAATTTGACAACCCATTTTACAAACGTCTCAACTCTTTCGGCGGCAAATAGCAAAACGAATGTTTTTGCAAGATTGGTGGCGTGCTCAATTACGCGGGGCAGATCTTCTATGAGTTTCGCGATGAACTCGCCGGTTTTAGCCAGCATCTCCCCAAGATCCGCACCCCACTCCTGCAATCTGCCAGACTCTCGAAGGTCTTTCATGCCATCAACGAGAGAACGCAGCCCCTCTTTCGCGCCATCCAATGCGCCGCCCTCTGAGAGTTCTTTCAGCGCAAGCGTGATATGGTCTTGCAGATTGCTCCACAATCCAGCCCACGAATCCATCAGTCTCTGCGATGCGCCGCCGGCGAGTTCCTGCATTCCCTCGATCAGTAACCCGATGGCATCGCGCCCGAGTTGCCCGCGCTGCGACATCTCTAATATTCGCTCGTTGGTCACCCCCAGCTTATCGGCGAGGATGTCGATGACGGGCACGCCCCGCTCCATCAGCATCCTCATCTCCTCCATCGTCATCTTGCCAACCGTGAAGCTCTTGCCCAACGCCAACACGATGGAGTTCATAACATCCATCGACCCGCCGAGATACGATGTCATATCAGCAACGGCCTGCATTGTGCCGTCCATCGGATCAAGACCCATCGCGCGAAGCTTGATGAATGCCCCGGTGACTTGCTCTAATTGGTATGGTGTGTCGGCGGTGAACTGAGTGATCCAATCCATCGCGCGATTGGCGTCCTCAACAGATCCAGTCACCGCGCGCAACTGAATCCCCATTGTCTCGAACTGTGCGCCCGTCTGAATGATCGCGCGCCCGAACTGAGTAATCGTGCGGATGGAGAAATATGCACCAAGGCCGGCGAGAACATTGCGGAGATTGATCAGCCCACGGCGCGCCTTCTCCGTGGACTCGGGGATGGTGCCAGTCTCCTTCTTGAACTGGCGTACAGCCTTGATCGCGCCGCCAGCGTCAACCTCAAACTCTACTAGAACTTTGGCGTCAGCCATTGCGGTCTCGCTTCTCTTGTTCCATCACCATTAGCTCGGTGAAACAAATCTCGAGGCGCGTCTGTACGTCCACACTCCACATCCCGTGCAGTGTCAACACAGCCTCGATGTCAGACCAGATTGGAACATATGGAACTCCCATCGGCGCGTGGCGACACATCCGCACCCGCAGGAATGCAGACCACGCCTTGAGATTACCGGGCAACGGCTGCGGTATCTCGAAGTGAGCATCGGCGGCAGCATCCTCAATCGAGACATGCCTGGCCTTTGCAACCTGCCGCCAATAATCGACAGACTCGCCCGTCTCCGATCCGCACCAGAAACGGACGAGCCGTCTCAGTTTTTTGCCTCTGCCTCCGAACGCTTGGCAGCAAGATCCGCCGCAATCTGCCAGAACTGCGCCACCAATGCCGGCGCCGCCGCGAGCTTGTCCCGGTTTGCTTCGGTGAACGGCACATCTTTGCCGTCAGTGGACAGCAAGCCGGTCCATCCAACGACAATCTCGGCGAATAGAGTGCGCGAGGCGATCAAGGCTTGTTTGCCGCTCTTGATTTTCTCGAATGACACCCCGCCGCTCTCAAGATTTGCGATCACGTCAGCGGTGAGCGGTCGCATCTGAAAAACTGCGGCGCAATTTGGAAATTCAATCTCCACATCGACAGCCTCATCAGAAAACAACCCCTCGCCAATTTCCCACTCACTAACGACTTTCATGTATCCTCCCTTGTTATCGATTAGTAAGCCGACACCGAGTTAACCAGAGTCGCCTTGAGTACAGTCTTGTCCGCGTGGTTGGCGTAGTAGCTTCGGAAGTTCATTCTCACAAGCACGCCGGCCGGACCAGTCACCGCTGGCGATGCCGGCTCATACACGATCTCCGGGAGGTCGATGGTGAGCGATGCCGTGCCCTGAGTCCACGCGATCTGCAACGAGCTCTCGGTGTGGTTCTCGCCCTTCGTCAGGTACGTGTCGTCTTCAAATAGCGCGGTGAACGTGCCCGTTACCGTGGCGAGTCCGGACGGCAGCGCGCCAATCTGACCAGAACTGCCGACGCAATACTGCGACCCGTCTAGATTATTCGACAGGGTAAAGCTGAGATCGGTGATGTTGGTTTTGGCGCCGCCACCCTCCTCGATGTTAGACACTGCAAAGTGATCCACCGCGGTGAGCGAGTAGCTGGTGGGTGCCGCATCAAGGCTGGACGTGTCCTGATCGTAGTCCTGCCCCATGAAACCAACATCCAAAATAGCAACACCCTCACTCGTGGCGTTGATGGTCAGCGTGTTAATGCGGCATCCAGTGAACGAGTGATACTGCCCGATGCCGACGTGACCATGCTCAATCGTCAGGCCGACAGGGATATCCTCGTTCTCGGTCGTGCCGGAATAGTTGCACTTCATTACGTGGGTATAAGGTCCGGTCCCGCTCGTGTCCGGCTCACCCACCGCATGCTTGAGAATCCACCCGGTAGCGTCCATGTGCAGCGGGAACTGCGCCGACCCGTTGACGGAAACATTGCCCCGCACCGGAGCCGCCGCATTCCTGTTGCCGCGGAGCTCCGGGTTGTCGATCAGCCGCCTGGTGAACCAATCGCCGCCAATACTCGATACCGGGATGATATACCCCGATGGCGTGCCGGGAGTCGTGCCATAGGTCGCCTCCTCGATCACCATGAATTGAAAATCAGATCCCTTAGCCTGAGCCATTAGTTAGCCTCCTCTCGGTCGTCGGCAGATTCTTTCTTGACGACCTCGAATCCGCCGCGCCGCAGAAGATCGGCGGCAACGGTGTCAATGACGTTATAGGTCTCGCCGCGCCGGTACTCAGCCCCGCCAATGCGGATGACCTCTGCCTGACCGGACGCGGTGCCGGTGTAAACGAGACGTTTCATGTTCACTCCATCCTGAGATGCGTCCAACGCTGGGAGTACATGACACCCTGCCCGTGACGCCCCTCGAAGTCTTCAGATAAAAGATGCAACGGCCCGCAATCGCTCGTGGGCCGTTGCGCGTTGAGTGCGGTGCGGATCGTTTCCAAAAGCGAGTCAACATGAGTTGCCCTATCGCTCGGGCGGGATGCTCCACCACCACCGATCACGTAGAACACCCACGTCCAGAACTCGGGCTGATCCGCCGCCGCCGTGCTTGGATTCACCTCCGGGTGCGGTGAATAGTCGATGCTCTCGCGCACGATGAAAACGCCGACCGAGAACCTCTCCGCCTGCGCCTCGGTGATCGAGAGTGCATCTATCACTGGCACCTCGTAGGGTTTTAGGGCATCATCCAAAAGCGTTACGATGCCGTCTCTAACGTCGGAATGGAATCCCATAGGCTACCCCACAGCACGGCGCGCAGCACGCACCGCTGCAATCTTGACTCGACGCTGGAACCATGCGGGCGGCTCCACTCGCCGCTTCTTTGATCCCCACTCGAAAAAGAACTTCCTCGGCGCCAATGTGCCGCTCTTGTGCATGGTGCCCCACCAATGAATGAATGCAAGGTTGACGTATGTCTTGGCGCGTTTCGTTGGACGCGGCAGCGGGATGTCTTGCATGGTTGCTTTCGTCCATGCAGCGTACTTGAGCACCTTCGCGTGGAATCCCAGGGCTGCGGCAAGTGTGCCGGACCGTTCCAGCGCCGGCCATGACTGCCCGCCCTTCCGCAGCGACCACGGCGCAAAGGTTGTCGGATCATGTTTGCCCCGGAATGCCGCCCGCGTCACCCGCTCGAGCTCGCGCGTGGCGTACTCGGTGACGCTTTTCAGCCCGTACTTTGTCAGCCCCTTCTCGACTTGGTTCAGCTTCCTGTCAAGCTGACTTGTGTCAACGCGAACAGTCACGCAGTCACCCGCAGCATGTCAATCATCCGCTCGAACTGGTACGGCACACTGATCAACTGTCCGCTGACTGTTTGCTGCACCCCGAGACCCTTGGCGCTGTAGTGATGCAGTACGAGACCCTTGATGAGCATCTTCACGTCAGCCGGCACCGCGGACGCGCCACCGTACCCGCACACGCACACGATCTCCATCGCGTCATGGTCCCGCACGTCTGTCGGCCACTCCCCGTCAGCGGTAACCGCGATCCTCGGCACAAGCCCGGTGGTCACCTGGTAGTTGGATGACGCAACCGATGTTGATGCGCCATCATCGTCGTATGTGGTGATGGATGAGACGGACGATAGCGGCACGATGCGCGGATAGATCACGGATGCGATCTCGTCGGCGTCAAGCGTCAGCTTCCACGTCTGCGTGCACATCACATGACCATTCAATACGCCGAGATGCGTACCGTTGCCCTCGAGGTATGCGATCACTTCATCAACTAGATCCTCCACGAGTTCATCGTCATCGGTCACGCCGTTTTGGAACGCCAGCCACTTGCGGATGTCGTCCAGGGTGACCGGCTCAACGGTTGGTGCAACGGTGCGCTCACGTTTCATCGTTTCTCAATCCCCTTAGTGTCAATGGCAGCGGTCTCGGCATCCTTGCCCGCAACCTTGACCTTGCGCTTCTTCGGCGCCGGCCTCTCCTCCTCCGCGAGATGGTGATAGGTCACATACGCCGGATAGATCGGCTCGCCATTGGTGAAATGTGCGTATGTCCCGTCACCCGCGGCATAGGCAAACTCCACCCACCGCCGATGTACCCTGTTAATTAGATAGTCCGGTTGATCTTGAACCATTGGATCTTGTACCACCCACCTGTCCACCAACGCCTCAATGTGGCGTTGCTCGTCAGTCACTTCCCACTTATCGGACGGCCCGACCTCGTGCTCAAACTCGGTACACGCGCGCTTCAGGATCACCGGCACGTCAGGCCCGAGTAGCGGTTCGGCATCCACGGCTGCACGCACGGTCTTGTAACACTCAAGCCCTTGCTCGAGGCTGTGGTTGTAGAAGTACCCGCCATACAGCCCATGCACCGTCTCTCTGACCTCAATGCCGCACTTGCTCGGCCTGTCGAGTTGCTTCTGCACTTCCTCAAGTGCGAACAGTGCCAGCAGCGTCGGCGGTCGGACAACCACCTTCCAGCACTGTTGACACTTGCTCGGCACCATCTTGGTTCCGAGTCGCTTGTAGATCACATCAAACAAGATCGAGTGCCATGTGTGACAGTCCAGCGTTCCGTCGTGCTTGATGTGGTGCCACGGTGTCTCATACGCCATCGACAGCTCGGCGTGAAATTTCCCGTCACCCCACCTGATCTTATAGCCGTTAGCCGTCAGCGCCGGCCTGATCATGTCGATGATGTCGTTGGCTACCAGATCGTTGTAATAACTACGCTCGTCAGCCATTCACCCTCCCTAAAAATGGGGAAGCCCCGGCGAACCGGGGCAACCCCTGATGTTAATGGTTACAGCGCACTCGGCGGCAGTGCCTGGGCGTATCTGGCTTTCGTCAGAATTGCCTGGGCGCCCACAAGCGTCGCAGCAGCACCAGCCGCCACCGCGATGCCGATAGCGGTAAGACCATCCGTCAACTGCGAGCTGTCAAACTCGAAGATGTACGTCTGGTTGTTGGTGCTCGCCGTCAGCGCGAGAGTCGCACCGCTCGACGCCACGGTGGATGCGGCGTAAGTGTCATTTGCGATAGACGCCGACCCCAGCGCGGTCAGGTTGTCCCAATACTTGCCGATGGCGAGATTGGCCGAGCTCGACCCGGACGTGCTCGCCGCCTGCTTGAATGAGATGTTTTTGGATGAACCGACAGCCCCCACCGCGCCACAAGTGACGATGAAGGTGGCGTGCTGGTAGTCCTGAAGATCAACATACGCAATCGAATGTGCCGAAGCATTGATATCCTTCGGCGGCAGGATGTTGATCACCTTTGCTTCCTGTCCGAATGAGTTAAACATATATCCCCCTTATGCGCCGTCTCTGGTCTCGACCACGATGAATGGCGAGATCGTGTTACTGCCCTTGAACGGCGTCAACGCGCTATTCCAGACGGACTGACCGTCAGCGCGCAGGGTGATCCGGAACGTCATTTCGCCATAGAGGAATCGAACGTGCATCGACCATGCGCCGTTCACTCCGCCCTTGGTGGCGAGAACGTACTGCGACAGATCGGCAAGGATCACATCGCCAGCCGTTCCAAGAGTCTGGCAATGCTCAATCGGGACAATCGGACGCCCGAAAATGGTCCCATACGGCGCCTGAGAATAACCACCAGGCGGCAGGAAAACGGCGTTGTTGCCGGTGCCCATCTCCATCTGCCACAATTGCGGCTCGACATCCTGATTGATGAACCACGCCGCCTGCGGACGCGACCGCGCCCACATGCGAGTGAACATGTTCGCTGCGTTGCCGGCGGTGAATGTGGTTGTGGTCTGACTCGAGTCCTCAGAAGCCGTCACAAGCGCACCGGAATTCATAATGCCAAGCGGCTTGCCAACACCGTCACCATTGATGACAGCGTCAACCAGCTTGAACTCAAGCTCGTCAGCAAACGCCGCCGGGATGAACGAGTTCAGCGCGGCAACGTCCTCGAGCAGCTCATCGGTCAGATAGCAGATCGCCATCAGCTTGTTGAGTTCCAGCCGCATGTCGCGGAACGCCGGCTTGGTCGCGGTCACGGTGGCAGCTTCTGCCGCCCAGTAACCACGCACTCCACCGAGACGCGATCCGTCAACACGAGACGTTTCGTCAACAGCCTTCAGCGTGACACTGTTGGAATTGCCGCTGATCGGAATGCGCCGCACGCGCGACAGCACACCGGACTGGTCGTAGACTCGGCCCATGATCCCGGCAACGTAAGATTCCTCGAGAAGGAATCCGCCGTCAGCCGGGACAGCCTCGCCGAGACCAGACGCGGCGCGATGTGACATGCCTACCAGCCGCGGATCGGTTTCCCCTCCTGGGGTCCCGGCGCGGATGATGGCGTGAGCACATTCGCCCATGCTGTTGAATTTGCGATCCTCCGGTCCATCGCCCACCTCGAGATTCGGGGTCGGCGCCGGACGGTTGAGATCGCGGCGAACTTCATCGTGCCCTTCGAGGAGTTTGATGTCCCCGTCGAGCTTGTCGGCGCGAGACTTGAGATCCGCAAACTTGCCGCGGGTCTCGTCGTCCCACTCCTCGATC